GATTCTACTTTTTTCTCCAGCTTATAAACTGAACAACCTAGTATTTTTATTTCTCTTTTAATTCCTGTAATATGCCCTTTAAATGTAAGAGATTGAATCTCGTCTGTATTCTTTTTTGTCATTGTCTTTATCAGTACATTTGCAAGACTTCAAAAGACAACAACTGCCATCAGCTAATCTATAAATGCACGTTAAATATTGTGCAGTCCTTTTATCAGACAATTAAGTTTAGATAAAGTCTATTTGTTAAAAGTTTTTTGTATATCCGAATACCAGTCTTTATAAAACTTTTGAACATCTTTTAAGTATGCTTCGTAGTTTTGTTTTATTTCTTCATATGAAGGAAGTTTAAAATTAAACATTTTTTTCTCCGTTAGTTAGATAAGTAATATATATTGCGTTGCAACATATTTCAAGACTACTTAATATTTAAATGTTCTTTAACTGATGCGATAATGTACTTAGCTATCTCCCACTTCCATTCTGCGTATAAGCCAAGTATTAATCCTAATATAAAATATATCATTTAACCTTATTAAAGTATTCTATAAATTCTGCAATAGAATGTTTTTTAATTAAATTTTATATTACCACTAACTATTAATCTTTTATCGTCGTTATTTGGTAAAGCTGTATGTGGAATAGCACCATGAAATACAACGCATCTTCCTATTTTCGGTTTTACTTTAAAATTATTGATAGTAAAATATGGATAACCTACATTATAAAACATTGTTTCTGCTGAATCATCAGTACAATCAATATATAAGACAAAAGAAAAGGCATTAGGATTGTGTATATGGCAATCGTGAAAATCATTGTTATCATATTTTTGAATCCAAGTGTTTTCAATTTTATATTGTTTGCAATTTAATTGTTTGAGTATTTCTAATAAATATTCTTGCATTTCATTATTAGTTTGAAAAGAAAAGGAAGAATCATTTTCATCAAAGAAATTGTTTTTGTTAAAATCATATTTTTTTAAGGATTTATTTTTTACTATATCAATGTAAGTATTGTTTAATGTTAAGTCTTTTATAAAGACTGGAAAGTTAAAATTAAATATTTGCATATATTATAATATAAGTTCAGTTAGGTTTTTGTTATTACCAACAGTTCCTTTTATAAAAACATTAAAAGCCAAACTAATTCTGGTGTTATCTCCTTGCTTTGTTTCTACCATGTGAGTTAATGAAGAAGGGAATAGTATTACATCTCCAGTCTTAACAGAAAACCACCAAGTTTCTGAGTTCCATATATTCCAGTCTTTTATTTCAGGTTTAATAGTTGAGTATTTGTCATTAAAGAATTTAATCTTATCGTGTTCTTCATTACAGTTTATATAAAATACTCCTGATATTAATGAATTGGGGTGTGCGTGTTTATGATGATATTGATTTGTCTCAGTATAATTTAACCAAGATTGAGTAATATATGGTGTTATAGTGTTAGCTGGTGAAATAACTTTATCAAAATAATCTTGTATTTTTGAATCTAGTTCTTCTTTTATATTTTTTAATTCTTTATTGTTAAGAATATAGTTTTCGTTTGATGTTTGGTTACCTTGATTATTGTAACAATCTAATTTAGATTTATCTATAAATAATAATTCTTCAGTAGTTATCTCTCTGTCTAATTTTGAAATGTATATTGGTGTTGGGAATATCCCATGAATATTTGCTTCCATTTTTCCTTCCTTATTTTTTATTCTTTAATCTTTACTTCCCAATTTATAATAGATTCATTCCAATTATAATACTCATTATTTTCTAATATTGTTGTTGGTCTAGCAACTGGTGAATCCCAATTACAAGTATTTTCATTTAATACCCAAGAATTAAAAGGTTTAGGTGGAATAAAAGCATCTCTATCTTCGTCATAAGTATAACCTATTCCTGCGTGGTTTTTTCTAAAAGGTGTGCCGTTATTATTATGAACTCCACCAACTGTATTGTATGATGTTTGTTTCCAAATAGCCCAACCAGTTAGTTTAGTTAAAAAATCAATTCCATTAACTTCTTGTTCAATTCCATTACTATCATGTAATACCTCATTAACTACTGATTGAACTTCTATTACTTTATTATTTAATCCTATTTTTGCGAATGATGCCATTATGCTGTGTAACTCCCTGAACCATTAAATTGTAAAATTGTATTACTACCAGATGTTGTAACAGTTGGCGAACCAGTTGTTGTAGATGAATATTTAGCAGTTGGTATACTTAATATAACAACTCCTTTTCCACCTGCCCCACCTGCGTTTGCCGAAGAACCACCTGAACCTCCTCCTCCTCCTCCAGTATTAGCTGTTCCTGCACCACCTACTGATTCATAACCACCTGCTCCTCCACCTCCACCTGAACTAGCTACTGCTGGTGCGATTTGTGTTCCTGCTGAACCTCCACCTGCTCTTGTTACTGAAGAACCTGTAATTGAAGAAGCTGAACCTGTCCCTCCAGCAGTACCATTACCATCTACACCTGCCGATCCTGCACCTCCTCCTCCACAACCACTATAAGGAGCAGCATCATTTGATCCAGTTACATTTCCACCTCTATTACCTTGTGATGGTGATGTGCTTGGAGTATTTCCAGCACCTCCTGATGTAATACCACCATTATACCAAAATCCTGCACCACCTCCTGAACCTCCAGCACGACCATTATCATTTCTTACACCACCTCCACCTCCACCTGTGCTTGTAATTGTTGTTAAACCTGAACCTGAAATTGAAGAATTACTACCATCTGATCCAGCATTAAGACCAGAAACACCACCAGCACCACCATCTCCTACTGTTACTGTAATTACTGTTCCTGATGAAACTGATTGAGTTGATGTTCTATAACCTCCAGCACCACCACCAGCACCAGAACCAGTTGAAGGAGCGTTAGCAGAACCACCTCCACCACCTGCTATTACTAAAAAATCTATTGAATAAGGTACTGGTGATAAAGCATCTGTTCCTTCATTAATTCCTGATGTTGCTAACCAACCTTGTGTTGAATCTATGTAAACTAATAATACTCCTTCTCTTTCACCAGATAATTGTAGATTATCTGCTCCACCTTCTATTTTATTTCCATTAGGAGAAATAACTAAAGCATTAGTATCAAAAGTTCCTGCGTAATCTACTACTGCTACTTGTTGTCCAGCAGTTGGTGTTGCAGGTAAAGTTACTGTAAATCCTGCCGAAGTTGTATTACAAAAATATCCTTCTCCAGCAACAGCAGTAAAACCAGAAGTCTTAACTGAAGATTGCCAAGCAATACCAGAAGCAGGAGTCGCAAATGATAATACACCAGAACCATTTGTGCTTAATACTTGTCCATTTGTTCCATCAGTTGCAGGTAATGTAAAAGTTAAATCAGCACTAACACTAGCTGGTGCTTTTAATGCTACATAGTTAGTTCCATTAGCTGTTGTTTCTCTAAAACGAATTTCTTTTTGATTGTCTATAATTAAATTTACTGTTGATGTAGAAGCTGAATCTGAAAGTGTTAAAACTGTTCCAGTAGCAGTAGTGGTTAGTCCAGTTATGGACACAGTTGAGTCTAACCAATTTACTGTGTTAGCTGAATGGTCAATAGTTGCTAAAGATATATCGTCAGCACCATCATAATATTTTAATGTAGGTGTGGTTGCCGAAGTTGTGTCCAACCAAAGTTGTCCTGCGACAGCACCAGTTGGTCTTGATGTTCCTGAATTTGTAGTTTGAATTGCTGATAGTGCGTTGTTTAAATCTGTTCTGAATGCAGGGAAACCCTGATTCGCTATGTTATAATCGTGTTGTGCCATATTCTATCTAATATCCTTTAGCTAAATAATCAAAAGTTTTAGTAACTCCAGTATTGCTACTATTTTTAAATGCAACATTGAAACCATTAACAGTTTTATTTGAAATTGTAAAGAAATCTCCAGTATTTAATCCTTGTGCTGTTATTCCTACTGCATAAGAATTTGAATAAAAAGGATTAGTAAAGACAACATTATAAGTGCCAGTACCAGAAGTAATATCATTTCCACTAAATATTCTATCTGGCATATCTATACTTACTGATAAGGCACTTATGACTGGAGTAGAACTTAAATCAAAAGAAGTTAACACTACTCTAAATTTATAATATCTTGCTGTGTAATCACCAACTACAAAGTTTCTAAATGAAGTATAAGTTATATTGTCATTAGATAAAGCAATCTCAATATGTGCATTACAGTTAGCAGGTGTATCACCATCAAAGCTAGAACTTGCATCATCAAAGTTTCCTGTTCTTGCATCAAACAAGTCATCTGCATTATCAGAAGTTTGGGTTATAGAAGCAGTAACTCTTGAAGTATAAACTGCACCTATATCTATTGGAGAAGCAAATACATAATTTCCACTAGAGTATAAATCAAAAGAAGTAAGACCAGAATCAAAGAATGAAGGTGCTGAATCAAAGTTGCCAGTTGCACTATCAAAAAGTTCTGATGAATCTAATCTTAAAGTTCCATCTGATACTAAGGTTTGAAATTTAGTTCCTGAGAATGTAGGTGATTCAGTTTGTGTTGCAACAGCATTAAAGTTTCCAATAGTACTTATGTTGGTAGCAATAATTGTTTCATTAGCTGATAAGTTGCCAGATTTATCAACTGCTTTAATTAAATAAGAACCTACTCTTGCAGGTACAGTAATACTGGTTGCTGGTCTTGCAACTTTTTCAACTAAAGAAACTGAGTTAGCCCAAGAAGCACCACTTGTTTGTGTTGAATATCTTATTTGATAATAAGCTAAATCTAAATCAGGTATTTGTGTCCAAGATAAATGAGCATCACTTCCAATAATATTACAAGAAAAATCTTCAACATCAGCAGGTGAAGCAATACCACCAATAATAGTTCTTGATGCAGAAGTATAAGTAGAACCAACTCCTAAAGTATTAAATGCTTTTACTCTAACATTATAAAGAGAACCATCTATTACGTTTAATATTCTTTGAGTTAATCCTTTTCCTTGTCCATGAATAATGTAATCGGTATCTGTACTTAGTTTGTATTCAACTTGGTAGTAATCTACAAAGCTATCTGGTGATGCACCGATTGTTACATCTAAAGCAGTAATAACTACTCCGTCTGAATATTCTATTAATTGATCGTCAAGAGTTACAGATGCTGGTGCAGATACAGAAAATGGATTTGGTAAAGTAGTGTCAGCAATAGCAGGTGCTTCTAATTTATTTTCGTAATCGTAAAATTCGTCTTGATGTTCTTCTAATCCAAGAGTTACTGTTGAATCAGAATTAATAGCTAAAGACATTACACGAAATGGTTTGGCTACAAAACTTGCAGTATCGTAAGTCGCTGTTACCACATCTCCTATACTAAGATTAAGTGCTTCAGCAGTTACAGTTACTTCTGCTTTTAAATTGTTTCTTGATCTCTTTAATATGTTCTCGCAAATTTCTTCAGCTTGATAAGGAGACGTAACTTGTATCATATCAACACTTTTTTCTAATAAAGTTTCATTATCTTCAGTCAGCATTGTTGAGTGTCTATCTGCTAATGCTAAATGTGAATCACTAAATGGTGGGTATGAAACTGTATCTGATTGATAATCTTTTTCTGGGTTTGAGAATGTTCCTATAACACGATTGTATTTTTCTGATTTACTTTCACCTTGTAATCTAACTTCACTTACAACATTGTCTTTAGTTAATAATAATTGTGAAGCACCTGAACCCTCAATAATAATTTTGTATTTACCTTGTGT